ATATACTCCTAATTTTTTGCTGTCTAACGGAGCTAAATCAAATTGACTGCGTTCTGCTCTAGTTTTTACGTCTAACGAACCAACTAAATTATTTGATTCTAAACGTATTTTATTATCATCGTACGTTCCTGCCCCTAAAGACGGAGCATCGTAATAATACATTTCTTCAATTGAATCATACGGGATATCAGTTGACCAATATTGAAAATTAGCTGTATATGCTGCTGGCAGTGGTTGCACCCCTGGTAATGAGCCGGTCTCGGTATGATTAATTTTTTGAGTTAATGGTAATCTAAATAATAATTCATTATATGGATCTATACTATCATATGCAGACGGTGCTTTAACATGATTATCAAAATAGCTAGAAATGTCAGCATTCCATAATCGCAGTTCTTGTAATTCGCCTACTAATCTACTAGCGCTAGAATTTCCACCTAATACTAATGGATTGCCTGCAGCAGGGAAAATAACGCCGGCTGCAAATGCAGTTGCTTCTGCAACAATCTTTCCATATTTAGACCGTTTAATATACGCAGTAGAATTAACATTGTCACATACAATTAATAAACTAAGCCAACCGCCATCGAACATTTCAATCGGATCAGACGGCGGAGTACCATTAATTGATATAGTACCCAACGTGCCAGAAACGAAATCTGCAGTAACATAAAATGTAGTGTCTTTGATACTAATTAGTTCCATTGACGACGGCATCGTAGGATTACTGCGTACATCATCTAATCGAAAACGTAATTCAATTGAACTAGGTAAAACGTCATATATAACTTCTACAGTACCTGCAGGATTATTAATTAAGTCTAATGCATAATCAAAATTCAATTTTTCATAAATAGGAGTTCTATCTAAACGAGGACCTCCATATTCATTGATTGATATCATTGATTGCGGGATGCCATAACATGACAATAATGCTTGCACACTACGTTTAGTTCCTTTAGATTTTAAAAGTAACGGCAAGTTATTTACAATACGTCGCCATACTGCATAAGTCATATCTCGGCCTGGTACACTAGGATCGCCTACTGTATTTGACCCCGTTAACGGAATTCCTGCTTCTGACGTACCTAATGCATATTGCCAAAGTTCTTGATGTTGATTACCATCTGTTAAATTCCATCCAAATTGTTTTGCTACAGAATATAACAATTCATTCGGCATACCTAATTTAGGGTTTTCTTCACGTTTATTAACTTTATTTGCGTTATGAATATATGAATATAATATGTCATAATGCTGCGCTAACATATTAACAAATACTACCAATTGATCATTAGCTTGATCGAATCGAATATATTCCGGGATTGCATATATTAATGCATTTTTATTTAATGTATCATATAATGACGCACTAGTGTATACTGCAGTATACCAAGTTTTAAACTCAGTACTAGTAGTTGATGCTAATGTATATGGGTATGTTGAATTAGTCTTAGGAGTTGGTTGAATATAACTTCCCGTAACTGCAGCAACATTCGGTGATTCGTGTGGTATCGGATATGTTGTTAAAATCGATGACGATTCATAATATAAGTACTTTTCAAACGCATCAAATCCGCCTACTAAGTTAGTTTTAAGATTTAGAAAGTCTTGCGAATTCGTAGTAGCAACACTACCGGATAATTCTGATACTAAAATACTTTGAGTTGCATAATATTCTAGTAACTCTAATTTATATTTGAAATTTTCTAAACGTTCTGTTGCAGAACTATAAAAAATAAAATTATTAAAATCTGAATAATCTATATTCAAGCTAACGCCTGATAAACTGCCTGAAAAATATGAGTCAACAATTTGTTGAGATGTCTGTACAGATGATCCTAATAAATCATTCCAATTTTTTAGACCAGTTTCTGTACTCGTATTGTATGAATAATTTGCTTGCCAATTCGGATTTGCTAATTTATTAGTTTTAGGTAATAATTGATTTGCAATAATCGAAACATTATCGATATATGCCGGTTTTAACTCTTCAACAATCCAACACTTAAACTCAGTAGTAAATTGATCAGGTAATGGTTCATACAATTTAATATATACGTATTCACCTAATACAACACTATTAACAAATAATACAGTTTGGTTCCTACTAAAGTTTAATAGATATGTTTTATAAAAAGTGCCGTGTACTTGATCAACGGTATCAATATATGAAATAATTTGCTGTGTAAATGCAGCATTATCCGCATCAATTGCACGTAAACGTAATTCAGTTCGATCAGGAGAAATTTGATCGATTACTAAATGTTGTTCATCATAACTACCAATTAAATTTTTAAAAAAGTTAACAACAATTTTAAAATTCCCAGCATTTAGTTTTAATTGATCTAATTCTTTATATAAGTCAATAGCAACCGGTTGTGATGGAAATGTAATTAATTGATTTGTAATTTTATCTCGATATTCTGGAATTTTTGATACCGGCTGAATATGATGATTACCGGTAATCCAACTGTCAGCTGAATATGTATGTAATTCAATTTGTATATTCGAAGTTTGACTAATTAATTCAGAAACTGATCGAACTCTTGAATTAGCATTATAATTAAATAAGTCAGTTTTAGTTGATGTAATTCTAGTACCTGATACAGAGTTTGTAGCAGAATTAATTTGTTCGATATTTTTATATTGTGTTAACATTTATCAAATTTCCTGGTTCCATTCATCTACGTTTTTACTAGCGTCTGATATTACCCAATATGTTTGTTCACTATTAATAGTATGATATTCAGCTTCATTTTCTTGTCCAGCTAATGCACCTATACTAAAATTATCGCCAATTTCAAACTCAGAATTACGAATTATTCGCTCATAATATTCAGTTTTTATTTCATATTGTCCGATACTCCCACCACCAAAATCGTCCCAATTTCTAACTAAATCATAATTAGGACCTGATTTCATTAATGAAAAATATGCAGTACCTGCAGTATTAGTTACATTATCAAATCGGTGTTGTATTTTAATTCGGAATCGAAGATCTTTTCCAGAATTTTTTATTTCTTTTGTTATGTAATATGCATTTAAATTCTTTTGAGGAAGACCTGCCTCAATTTCATCAATTAAAATACCTGAATATGTAGAACTAGCTAGTATTCTACGATTTTCACTAGGTTTATATCTAGCAAATATTAAATCTTGCTCTAATTCAAATGTAGTGTCAATTGCGACACTCGGAGTTGTTGTAACTTGAACTGGGAATTTATAATATTGAAATCTAGTATCTAATACACGTAATGCAGATTTTAAAGTTATATTTTCAGCAACTGGATCGATTATTAATAACGGATTAGTTGCATTTTCGTTTAATATGATATTTCCAGCAGAATCCCGCGGAATGATATTCGTATCATTCGAAATATATGTTAATCCATTTTGATGATAACGAGCTTGTTGCTCTAATGCAATTGAATCTAAATCTCGAGAAATATTTGTATGTAAACTTAACTTATCTGCCATTATCTAACTACTTTAAAATAAATCTGGTCGGTGATATATTGTTCAGTAAATCCATCTTTAACTTTTAATTCTAAACGGTAATAACGCTCTGGCATAAATCCGTTCATATCTAGATAGATAAAATTACTAGTACTATCACAACTAACTTTATTATAAATATCATCGTACGGAATTATAGCTTCATCTGTTGCTGCATCGAAAACCGCATAATATGTAGTAGTTGGTAAATATTTAACTGTTTGTTCTGGGAATAAATTAGTTGGAGATTTTTGTGGGAACTTATCTCGCGAGTAAATTCTTAATTTCGTTATCTCAGTATCTTTATAAGCCGGTTTAACTTTGCTATAAATCACAAATGACTCTAAATCAACAGACGTTAATGATCCTGTTGTAAAAGTGCTGTCATCCCAGTACATCGTTAATCTAGGAACATAAATCGTATGTGTATCTCGGCTAAAATAACGTATATATCCCTGAACATTATTATTCAATTCATCAGAATCTGATAGCTGTAATAAAAATCCGTAGTTAGGAATTGTAGCGCCGCTACTTCCACTTAACCAAATTTTTATTGAATCAGTTACGTCTAAATTAATATCAGTAGTTCTATAAGAAAATGATTCTGAAGTTATTAGACCCGCAGTACTTCCCGAGCCCGATTGGAACATCCATGACCCTCCGGTACCGCTACCGGATATATACAATGTACTAGTTCCAATTTGTTGATTTTGACTAGAAGACACCCACGAAGATCCACTGCTAGGAATATTCCAAGAAACTCCGTCAGTTGTTAATGAAGATAAGAACCCAGTACCATTAGTCCAATTTTGTGCGACTAATTTAGTATATACTGAATATTCTGAAGGTAAATTTTTTGCATGGGATGTATATAATTGCAATACGAACTTACAATCATTGACAGTTTTTCCATATGTTGCTAATGATGCCGAAATCTCAGGCATATTAAATTTTACAATACTTCTAGATTTTAATAAAGTTTCGCCATCTGTATCTAGACGTTTTCCAATTTCTAAAATCTCATCTAAACCTGTATTCGCAGTTGGTGATGATTCATATAATGTTGCATCTTGTTCTGCATAAAATATTCTAAACATTTATTCCCTTTAATAGTTTACTACACGGCCTTTGATATCGCGATTTAAAAATTTAACTTCAAATATACTAGGATCTAATGATGGATAAATTACGCCATTTCTCGTAGCGGCTGATAAATCATACGCATTCCCAGAATATCCACTGTCAGTATCATATAAATTATTAAATTTAACTGATATCACAGATTGAACTCCTTTAACATTTCCTAATAAATTCATAACATCTGATTTTATAATAGGTTGATTGATTTGCCATTTATCGACATCGAAATGTGTTTTCAATGAATCAATACATCTTAATAAAACATCATTACTATTATAATTTGATAATACAGATATCTCAAAATCTAATCCGATATTAATAATGAATGCATCTTTAATGTTTACAGCATCAGTTAATATTCTATAATAGCCTAAATATGTTTTTAAGTTTTCTTTGATAGCCTGATTCAATTCAACTAATTGTTTTGACTGATTAAATCCTAAAACATACATGTTCATCGCAAATGGATTTGGAAGCCTAGTTGTTTCATAGTCTTGTTGCGATAATTGATCATCAGGGACGATATATGCTTTTGCTACGCTCCCGAATTTCGCAGGCATCGAATATGAACGAATTATATAATCCTCTCTAGTTACTAACCGATTTTGTGTTGCAAAATTTGCTAATGCATTATTCTTAATATCTTGTAATGTATCTGCAGTTTTTGCACCTTTCGCTGGTTCTGGGTTATTAACTGCTACTGTACTTTTAACGAAATTAACAATCCCAGCATTATTTGATGAATTAATATCATCAGTAAATTCTATAAATTGAATATTAGTTAATACGTTTGCAGGTACATTATCTTCAATTCCATTACCAATCGTATATGTAACAGTTAATGTTGTATTCGACGGAGCCTGTCCATATGTTCTTGTATATAAAAAGTTTGATGGATCGATGTCAACGTCTACGTCTCGTCTAAAACCTGCTAATCCATTTCCAACATTATCTGGATTTGGTACGATTTCTTCATCATTATTATCAGATATTCCTGCCCCAAATTGTAATTCTAATTTACCATCACTACGTAATCTTGTAATAAAACGTTTTGCAGTTTTTCGTAATTTTAATAAACTAGGTGCTGAATCGCGATATGGACTCAGATCCGGGTCATTCTCTAATAAATTAGGTACGTCTTCAAAGATAGTATCTTGAGCTAAATATGGTACTTCATACCAATTATCGCCATCTGACTCTTTAACTGAGATAATATCTATAATATTAGATTCATTTAATACTAGTTTATCATATGGTCTAGGAGTTGTAAATGTAAATGTTGCGGTTTTAACTTGTCCTGAAACAGCTTTCACTTTTTTCTTTAAAAGATAATAAATCGGAAGTTTAGTTGTATCATTACTTTCATATATGGTAACTTCAGTTGGATCAACCGAACTTGAGAACCCGAAATCAATTGAATCTAAAGTTCTAAAAACAGAATTTCCATTTGACTGTTTAATTTGAAAACCTGGTTTAATAGACAATGCAAAATTATAATCAGGTGCAACATTAACCCCCGTGCCTGTTGCGGGAACTAGTTGAAATACGTCCAGAGTAACATATGCCGGCACTGAGTTTTTCGGGGCATATCCTAATGACTTAGCTAAATCATATATATTAGCTCGTTCTGACGCTTGTTCTAAAAATGATTCTTTTAAGTTGTTATCAGTATAGTATGATAATACATCCCCAACATATGAAGCCATTTCAATAAAAAGCATTCCAGGTGATGTTTCATTAAAATCTGAGTATGTATCCGGAAAATACTGTTTACTAAAATCAATTAAGTTTTTTCTAAATTGACTAAAATCTTTTCCTAAATAACTAACATCTTTTTTTATTTCCATTGATTTCCTTAATTAACTTACTGTTAAGTTACCAGTTTCTGATACATTAAATTTTATTGTTCTCGTATCCAAATTATTAACTGAAAATGTAATCGATATCGTAACCGAATAATTTAATGTCGGGTCATCTTCATATGTTATAATCTCTACGTTATCTATATTAAGATATGGTAACCAATAGTTAATTGGTTCTAATATTAAATCTAGAATGTCTTCCTTTAAATCAGCAATATTTGGTTCAAAAATAACATTTAATAAATTTGTCCCAAATGTAGGTTGATGATATCGTTCTCCAATTCTAGTTAATAATAAATTTTTTAAATTAACACTTGCTTGGTCAACTGATGTATATATTGGCTTGAATGTAACATTATTTTCATTAGAAAATGACACCCCTAAAATCTTTTGTGGAGTTACTAAATTTTCTAAATTCGAAATAATCTGATATGCCATTATCTACCTTTCTTAGCATCCATAGCTTTCATCAAAGCTGAATAATCACGTGTTAATGCTTGTTGAACTTCAGGAGCTACTTCATATGTTTTACCCGTTTCTGGGTCTTCCATTATTTGTGGCGCTACTGGGGCTAATCCCATAGACTGTTGCATATTCTGACGCATCATTCCAAAACCTTGAGCATTAGCCGAGGTCATACGAATTTCATCCATTCCTTCATTCATCGCTTCTTTAAAACTATTCATAACTAATGGCTGCGACTCGACAAGAGCTTCAGTCTCATTTAAAACAGATGCCCATTGGTTATCTGTAAATTGTACAGCTGTTTTTCGTTTTGGTTGTTGCGTTTTATGTGCTGGCATATTTGTAGTACGTCTTGGCTGTGTCATTTCTGAAATAGTCGACTGTAAGCCTTCTCTGAGAATTTCTGTTAATTCTTCTTTTACGACTTCACGTACGGCTTGTTTAAGAGCTTTTATAAGTGTTTTTGAATCCATAGTATCAATTTTATTATAAATATTGTAATTATTAATTTACGGGTTGTCCCCAATCTGTTTTAGATAATTTAGGTCCATATGCATTAAATGTATCTAAATCTATATAGTAATCGCCTATTTTCCCTAAGTCTCCTGCAGGAACGCCATGCTCGCGGTATACTTGGCTAGGCGCTTCTTGTATAGACGTTAAAAGGTCTTGTTGTGTAGCTAATACATACTCAATCGCTGCGCTACGTCCGGCAATATCTGAATCAGAGACATTGTCTTCAATATAAAATTTAGTAGGAAGTTCATTAGCATAATTAATTGCATCTAAACTACCACTCGAATTAAACTCAGGAACTTCTAACGAAAATTCTTCAGTATTACATGCTGATGCTATTTTTGATACCGCAGATGTTAATTGTGGTACTATAACATTAAGCTTCGATGTTAAAGAATCAGCAATAACCGATAATTGTTTTAGTGATGCAATCGAATTAACAATTGTAGCATCCTGTATTGCAATTAATTGTGTTGCTATAAATACACCCGCAGTTACTGGATTACTTAGTTGGGC